TGCTCTAAGTCCATTCCGTTTCTCCAGGTTTTTAAAATACGCAGCTTCCCATCCACGTTGCCACTCCCGATAGGGGGTGGTATCTTTTTTTAGTGGGTTAGCTATCTGACGATAGCGAGTGCCAAACTTTTTGCTCTTAAACTCCTCGACCTTACCGAATGCCTTGTACCCGTCCTCAAAGTTTTTTGCTAGACTTGTGTTCATCTTGCTTCTCCTTTTCTTTTATTTTTTGCCACTCTTCCCATTGTTCAGACTTGCGAGGAGGATTGTAGATTATGTAATCCTTCCCGCGTTTCCATACCAACTTACTCATTGAAGTAATTGTTCAGTATGTCCAGCCTATCTTCATGCATAGCAATTTTATCCAACTCACTTTGCATGGCTTCCATAATATCTGAGTGTTCACCAATACCTACAGGATTTCTGAGATAACACTCTATGTTAGCTACATGCAAAGCGACATTTGCTTGTGCATGTTTACGCAATACCTCTATCATTTGCTCTCTCATTTGTCAACTCCTTTCTGTCTAAACCTGTGCTTGAAAAACACAACTACGTTTATGCCTGTGTTGACAGTGATGGCACCCAATAACCACCACTGCCACCAGTTGGGCATGTCAGAACCATCAATCATGCTGCGTTGAGGTCCACAACTTCACAGGCATCTGCTGTACATGCCAATTCACGTCCACCGGATGTAGTATCTTCTTTCTCAAACTCCTGTAGCTTTGACCAGTCAATGCTGACAGGCATACGCTTTAGCATCTCACCATACTGTTCTACTGTACAGTCTTGATACGGGGCTTGTTGATAGGTATGCTCACTGAATGGCAGAAAGCTAATACCTGATACTTCATCAAAGTGTTCATACACCCAAGCACCTACGTCCATCCACTCATGCTCTTTGACAGAGATAGTTACAGAGGGTTTGTGTTCACACCAGTGACGTTGATATATAAGCCACAGTTCAAGTTGTTCAATAGCTGACATATCAAATCTTGTTACTGCACCTGCTGGTGACTTCATGGGGAAGCTAAACACAGTAGTGCTATCCGGCTTCATCACGTCTGGCTCTGCCGGTATTCCTACATTGACCAAGAATTGTGTGAGGGGGTCTTTGTTGTCACCCCGCACAGTGCGAATGTAGTATGGGTTGTGTCGAGCATGGATGCCAGACGCACTGTTTACAAGCTGTGAAACTGTCCCTGACGGCTTCACACATGTAATGGCTGTAGAGATAGGGATGTTCAACTCAGAAGCCATTGCAGCGTTTGTGGTCACCGCTTGTACGCGCAACGCATTTAATGTCGCACCAATGTTCATACCCAGATGTGCTGACTTGCCAGACATCATGGCGTTGTCCATGATACCTGTCAGTGACACACCAAGCAAACGCTCTTCTTCTGTGTTGCGTCTCCATATCTTACGTAGGTATTTAAAGTTAGTAAGCGTGGACTGGAACGTGCCAAGGATGGTAGCCAGACGCACTTTCTCTGTGAGAGTCTGTTGCGTATCGGTTGCACGAACAACGACCTCAGACAAGTTACAGAACTGATACGGACGCAAGATTATTTCGCTGCATGGATTGCAACCAAAGTCATGCTCCACATCACGGCGTTCATTCTTTGCGGCTTGCTTCTGTGCGGCCTGACGATTAAAGATGCCACGCTCACCAGATTTGCTATCATACAAAGATAGCCATTCACGCATAAACGTACCCATCTCTGGCTTGCCTTTGTACGCGACACTATTGTTAGCAAGCGCACGTTGTCCTTCGTTTGTCCACCACTGTCCAGACTTTGCATGTGCCATCTGGTCATCGTTCAGATTAGACAGACTAATGAGGGCAGAGCGACGAACACCACCAACTACGACGACCTCACCAATCTTGCACATGATGTCATGGCACTCAATCGGAAACAGCCGACGACCTGTGGCATTCACAAACTTGTCCACAATAAATTGGAACAGTTCTTCCAGAGGGGCTGGGCCACTAGCGCGTCCACCAAACGTCTTCAGACGCGCACCAGCAGGGCGAACCTCACTGGTATCCCACTTCGGGACTTTTCCTGCGTAAAGGAGCGAAATTAATTCACGCAGCGACGTAGCCCAGCCCATGCGGGAGTCGCCAACTTTGATGACAGTATCCGTGTCATGCATGTCTTCGTTGACGACAGGCAGCTTCTCCACATTGTGTCTTTCCACAGAGAAGCCTACACCAGTGCCACACATGAGGATATACATTGTTTCATCAAATGCACGTGTATTATCCACAGGTACGTAGGAGCAGTTGTAACCACCGACGTGACAACGGTCAAGCGCGGGACCGGCAGTCATCAATGCTCTCATGCTTGGCATGATGTCTTGATTAAGTACAGCCTCTTCTAACTCACCTCTTAGTGAATCAGAAAGCTGATAGTCATGTTTAGCGACCAGATGCCCAGTAATATAATCAAAGTATCTTTCGACTGTTTCACCCCATGTCTCCCTTCGTTCTTCTTCTTCAATCCACCTTGCGTAACGAGAGGTGGCAATAAATGTTTGATAGTCTGTAGGTAAATAGTTGTTCATGTTTCACTCCATGTTTATTTTCATATGTTTGATTTCCATACCAGGTAATTCGTGAAAGTAATCCTCTAAACTTTCTTGTATTTCTTCTGTAGGATTTTCATCGGCTGGCATCGTATATTCTTCTGGGTCAATGTCTAGTGTGACGTAAATCTTAACTCGCATCACTATCCTCTATAACCTTCTCTAGTGCATTGATGTACCACTTTGCCTTCTGTACATCTTCTAGTGGCTTGCCCTTGTAGTCAAAACGCCACAGGTATTTCATTATATTACCCTGCAAATAGTATTTAAAGTTTGGCCCAAGCATTGCCTCAATGGCTGTGATACACTCAATACCAGACTGATTGTAGTGTGAGGGGCTGTTGACCATATCTTCTTTTTTACTTAGTTGTTTAGTATAGTATTCGTCCATAAGTTTCTCCTCATCAGCTTTCAGTTTCATAAAGGTTTCATGTCTCATCATGCTTTTCCTTTTGTTTTTGTTGCAAATGTCAGATGTACAACATTATCGTCATCATCCCGTCTGATTACAACTTCTTGTTCCTCTTCGTTATCTGTCAACGTCATCAGTTCTTCTGTGTACTCTTCACAATATTTATATATTTGTTCGCGTACATATTCATCCTGCTCCATCACTGGAAGCGCAGACAGTATCATCCTAACGAATAATTCCATACCACGATATACTTCTTCTGTCAACTCATTATTCTCAGAAGTTATAACTGATACTTCTGCATCCCCTGACCATTCACCTTTTGCTGTATAGGTAGGGCGTATTCTAATCAAAAAGTCTTCATCTTCTACTGCTCTTGCCACGATAAACTCCTTTCTTTTTTTCGCCCTTGAATGGTATAAACTTCGGATGTTTATTCTTTCCTTTTTCTTTTAACCAATCTTCAGGAATAATTCTATCATAGTATTTAAAACTATGCTTTATACACCATTCTGCATAAGATGATTTGGCACCCTTGCGTAGCTTACGTCTACTGTTCTCAAACACAAAACGAATGTCCAGTTGTGGGTGCTGTTTACTTATGGCTATGTGCTTCCTTCTGTCAGCAGCCGTAAACATACCCTTTGTCTCAATAATAATACCGTTGTGCAGCACGAAGTCGGGTGTGTAGGTTCTGTATGCTAAGTCTTCCCACTCAATCTTCACAGCCTCGTACAAAAACTTTATCTTTAGCTGTGTTAGTTTTTCGGAAACAGATTGCTCCAGACCACTACGATACCCATTCTTTCGTGCTGCCCGATATGCTTTGCCGTTAAACACTACAGTGCGCGACCACGCCAGAAGTCGGCAGGGTCACGATATCCAATAGCCCTTAGTTCTTCGCGGAGAACTTTGTCTGCTTCATTACGCGCTTCAATAGCTGCACGAACCCCAGCAGTTTTGCGTTCACGATATTCCTTACGCAAGTCGCTAAGTTTCTGTTCAGTAAGTTTAATCTCTTCGATGAGAGCATCAAGTTCAAGTTTGTCATCCATTTACATACTCCTCTGCTAGTTCTACATAATTAACCATCTTTGGTTCTTTTGCCTGAGACTTTACAGCAGGTAGTTCCTGCAAGTTGGGCCAGCAAGAAAATCTGTAATCACAGAATGAACACTCTTTGCACAAGACTTTGTTGCCTGTCTCTTTGCCTCTAAATGTTTCAGCTTGTGCGTCATAGCAACGCTCAAACTTATTCTCTTCCAACTTCTCCACAAGATTTTCAATCTTCTGAATCTCTATGTTGATGTCGATGTTAGCTGGTACATATTTAAACTGCCCATTGGCTTTATTAATTACCCACCAGCCCCCAGGTTTTTTGTCCGTGGCTTTTGCATAGCCAGCAAGCTGCCCTACATAACCAAAGGAATCATTGTCTTTCAGCACTTCGTATGACTGAAACTTGTGCTTGTATGACCAGTCAGATGCAGACTTAACATCGTCAACTGCCTCGTCAATAATCAAGTCATATGTGCCATCAATGTCTGCGTTCTTCAAAGGTAATGTCACACGTTCAGAGTCTTGGTACTCAACCTTTGCCTCTTTCAGTATGCCCTTGAAGATTGCCTCAATGATGTCGCCTAGTATCATGTTCATTACGAATGTTGTGGGGCGAGGCATGGCTGTCTCTGGTTTGTTCTTTTCAAACCATAGCTGACAGTACGGCCTACCCACATTAGACATGCGAAGGCGAAATCCCCTTGGCTCAGTCCTGTTGAACTGACGTAGAACAGCTTCCCTGACATCCTCTGCAACTTGTGCAGCAGTTTCACTTGAGAATGTCGATTTGTTATTCACGACACTGCCAAGATAACTGTGGATAGCTAGTTCAGCAGGATGATTAAGACTGTTCATCGTCTACATCTACCGTAATAAACTCGCCAACAACGCTTTCATCATCCTCTGGCTGACCGTTTGCAGCCTTATCCCATTCGGACAAGACCCACGTGTTGAAGTTTTCAATATACTCCATAAACTCTTTGAACACACCTTGGTCTTCTGGCGTGACCTCAAGATTATTTTGCATATCAAGGCTAACCACTGGAACATAGAACGTAGAACCAGTTGGCAGTTCACGGCCCTCTGTTTTCACAATCATGTGATGCTGTGGGGGAAGACGCCGCATTTGACCCAGCTTATTAAAAGCCTGACCTACGTTCTTAAAACCTTCCTTGCTATCAATCTCCCACACACATGGGACATCAGTAACATCCTGCGCATCACCCTGTTCAGTGGTGCCAGACATGGATGCCGTACCAAACACAACACGAACCCTGCGTATCTGACGAATAAGTTCTTTTGTGCTGTCCGGTAACGCATCAAAGTCCTTGATGTAACCACCAGGTTTTCCACAGTTAAACGTGCCAGCACTATCTTTCAAGTCAATGTCTAAGGTATCAGCCATGACAGTTTTATGATAGTTGTTGGCATTGCTATCGTATCGCTGGTACATAAAGCGTTGAACAAAAGGACGCAGCACAACCTTGTCAGCATAGATGATTTGATTGTCTGTGTTCTGTAGTCCCAACGCACCAGCAGACACAATCTCCATCTTCATAGTTTTGCCATTTACATCGGCATCCCCCATGATAGATTTCTTGTTAATACGCAGCCGTGCCAGACTAGATTTCTTTTCGCCTGTGTCGTAGGCCATGCCCATCATCTGCGCCATAGCTGCATAGTTGTCTGTATCAATAGTCGTTAGTTCACTCATATTTGTTGACTCCTTTCTGCGAAAAATAAAAACGAGTTATATCACATTACGTCTTTCGTGTCAAGCCAATTCGGGCCAATCTTTGCTTCTAATACGAGAGGCACATTAAAGTCGATACCCCATCTACCTGCGATTAATCCAGGTAATTCTTTATTGGTTGTGTCAATAGCTTGTAACACAAGTCTTTCTTCCATTGGGTGCATGTCAATCACGATACTGTCATGCACACTGTTTACAATACAGGACTTGGCATACTGTAGCAGTGAGTCAATATGTAGCAGAGCGACAGGAACAATGTCTGCCGTAGCCAGTGACTGCACAGGATAGTTCTTTAGCTGTGTAAAATGTGACACACGCCCACTCTCCAGCCTTTGCACATCAGGGAAAGCAAACTCCCTGCCAGAAGGTGTGACAACCTTTTTGTTTTCTAAAGCCTCTTTAGCCAGTCGGGAATGCCAACTTGCGATGCCGTTGTATTTCTCCGTGAAGTGTGTGTAATACTCTGCCTCCGCTGGAGTTCTCCCAAAGCCCGTTGCTCCATAAAGCGGCGCGAACGTATGCGCCTTTGCTTCTTGGCGACTTGTCGGTTGACCAGCATTAGTAATAACTTCACTGGTATACGCATGTACATCAAATCCAGTAGATACTTCATCAATTGCAACTCCATCTTGTGACAGGAAAGCAGCTACCCTAAACTCAAGCTGTGCGAAGTCTGCTTCCACAATTTTACCATTATCAAAACGTGATACAAACACTCGCTTGACAGGGAATGTACCACCACGAGGCATGTTCTGCATGTTGGGGTCAGCACCACTGAAGCGACCTGTAGCCGTGCGATGCTGCAACAATCGAACATGTAGCTTGCCATCATACTTTGTGTGCGTCTTGATGCCATCAACAAAGGATGATAGATATGTATCCAATGCACTCAACCTACTGACATCGTTGAGAAAATCCCTAGCTACCTGCATGTTGTTCTGCGTTGCTATGCCTTTCAGTATAGATAGATTACCCTTGCTTGTGGAGAAGCCATTGGCACTAGCCCACTTGGCATTGGGTGCAGTAAACTTTAGGCCAGCAACTTCCTTTGTTCTCTGATACAGAAAGCCTGATGCTGCACAGTCTACACATTTGTTTGGCTTGCTATATGGGTCACCATTCTTTTTTGTCTTGCGAATATATCCTGTGCCATTGCATGGCTTACATTTAACTGCGCCGGTTTTGTAGACAATCTCTGTCTCAGTCTTTACAACATCCTTAAAGTCCTTCTCCTTCATGTAAGGATGGATGGCGTTAGCCCACACAGTTTTGTTCTTTGGTTTACGACTATAGACAACCCATGACAGTTGCTCTGGGCTGTTGAGATTAACTGGGGTATCCCCCATTAACTCACGCACCTGTGCTGTCAGGTTGTACGTCAGCATGTCCTTCTCTTGTTGGAACTCAGCCCTAACATCCTCAAGCGCACCCATGTCCACAGTCAAACCACGCTGATAGATACGAGCCAAACAGACAGCCACTTGGTTCGTCAGGTCAACTGTACCCATCAGACCACTATCCTTTGGTGTGTTCAGACGATGCATTAGCTTGTCAGCAAGTTGCTGCGTAGCCTCAAGGTCAGCGACTAGATACTCAGTCAGTTCATTGTATGGTATGTCACGAGTGCTTACACCCTGCCTGAAATATTCTTTCAGCGTATCCTGCTTCTTTGTATCCAACTCGTAACGCTCTGCACACGCCTCAAGAGACAGTGGCTCCTTCTGCCCACGTTGTAAGACATACTCTGCCAGCATCGTGTCAAACACAGGGCCATCATACTTGAAGCCCGACTCCCACAGCCACAGCAAATCATGCGCTGCATTGTGGCAGATAAGCACAGTGGCCTCGTCAAGAAGCATCTGCACACGCTCGTAATAGTCCTCCTGATTAGGATGGTCAGCGTGGTCGAATGGAAACGTCAAGCACTGCCCTTGGTCAGTAAGTATCCCAACCATGACCAGTGTATTCTCTGGCTCAAAAGGGTCAAGGTGCATCTTACCATCACGCTTTGTTACAGTGTTCTCTACATCCAATGTTAGCTTCATACTTCGTATCTCCCATAAACATTATCCAAATTACAATGTAGTCGCCCATGCCATCCTGTCAACTTGTTCTTCACAATATTCAGATGACGCTGTGGGTCTTGTCTGTTCTGCCCTTCGATAAGTGGGTTGGCTGCAATCAGTATCATCAGGTCTGCCTCTGCTGCTTTGCCTGTCTTTGACCCTTCCATCATGCTTTGGTTCAGAACTGTTTTACCCTCTGCTTCAGCCGACAACTGTGACATGTAGAACACAACGCACCCATACTGCTTGCCAATCTCTCTAGCATAGATGACATTAGCTTTCAATGCTTCATCCTGTCGCGTGTACCCATGCATCGTGGCAAACTTGTCACCCATGTCTAGCACAATCACGTCAGGCTGATAGCTTTTGACCACGCTCTCTACCCACGCCATGTTCTTACCTGTCGAATCCTTGAACTTGATGTTGTCTGTAATCTGATTGTATAGCCTGTGTGCTTTCTCCTTATCCCTAGATATTTCTTCCATCGTCATATGCGTTGCAGCAGTGAGGTATCTCTCTGCCACACGCAATGCCTTCTCCTCGTTACACAGGATGATGCACTTGGCACCCTGATGTGCGAACCCACGAGGCGCAGCAATCATACTGGCATGGAAGGATGTCTTGCCTGTGTTTGGCCTAGCACCAATCTCAATTAGCTGACCAGCATTGACACCCCTAATCTCTTGCGCCAGCGTTGGCAAGTTAAACTTCCATCGACTCTCCAGCGAATGACTCTCCAGTATTGAGTCAATGCTGATGTCTTCCCACTCAAGATTCAGGTCGGGTGTGAAGTCATCGTTATACTTTGTAAGCAACTCCCTCAGAGGCTCCATAGTGGCCTCATCACCATTGGAGTAGTTTACCCCCATGTTCACGATTACCTTGCCTATATGACGCTGGAACAGGCGAGAAACCACGTCCGCTGCCACGTCGTTACCCATTGGCTTTTCGCTACCCAGCTTGTGAAACAATTCCTGGTAGGAATGCTCTTGTGCTGTGGTCAATGCCGGAGTGTGCGCCAAGAAATACATCGACACTTCCTCTGGTGTTACAGACCTTTTGTATTGCTCCATCATCTTGTCGATGCAGCGTATAATCTTTACGCCTTCGTCAGTGAACAACTCGTCTGGACATTTGTTCACCCTATGTTCTTTGTAGAACTCCTCGTCCATCAAGGAGCGAATCATTGTCATTTCCATTGCATGTCTCCTAGTAGTTTCATATCTCTATCGTTCCGGTATTTCAAATCTTGCTGTAGATTCAATATCTTAACTCTGCTTACATAGTTCTCCAAAGCCTGTGCATGGGTTGCCGACTTGGCAATAGCATCAGGGTCAAGAGCAACTAAGACAGTGGAGAACTGTGCCAAATACTGTTTGTGAGTTTGTTGTAAACTCGTGCCAAGCAACGCCACCCCTACAAAACCTTTGACATTGCCAACAACAGCAGCACTAACACAGTCCTCCACCACGACAGCGACAGAACCAGTGCCACAGATATAGGGGAGACTGCTAGACCCATACCTCTTCCACTTTGGCTGTCGCCTTGTCAACGCCCTACCTGTGGCGTCAACAATCTTGTTATCGTGCCTCACCAGAAACACAGCGCGTTCTTCGCGCACATCATACATCAAACCCAACTCAACAGCATCCAACTCATAGCTGTCTGCCCAGTCTCCTACAAATTGATTGCAAGGGACGATGTATTCTGGTAGCACAAAATCCTCTTCCTTCTTTTCTTGGCGCATCAGTTCGATATCTTCTATCGACCACATGACACCTTTCGCACCACTAGCTTTACATGATGCCTTATAACAATTCCATACGATGCTGCCACCCATGTTGGTCACAGAGAAAGTATTGTAGCCCTTACAGTATGGACAATTCGTACGAATAGTTTCACCATACCTGACATCATAATCATTTAGTACATCATTTAATGTTACTATCATATTATGTATCCTTCCTTTGCCGCATCTAATGTTTAACTACCATGATTCCGACGCTTTGTCAAGGCATAATTTGCACTCTCAAACGTATGTTTCATGTATGGCTTGACTGATTGTGGGTTAGCATGTCCTGTTACCGACATGATTTGTCCTATACTCACACCAGCATCTACCATTTCTGTTGTCCCTGTTCGACGTAGGTCACGCAGTTGCAACTCACTGGACAACCCAGCCTCGTCCATAATCTTTCTCGCATGTCGGGGCAACTTGTACATACTGTATGGCTTGTACACGCCCTGCAATGGGTAGGGTCTAGGTGCCACATATTCCTGGAATCCAAAGTCATCCTGTTGCTGCTTCAACATATCGCACAAGTCGTCTGATATGGGAAGAAATACTTCTGCCCTACGCTTTGACTGCTCAATATGCACAGCTTGCTTATCAAAATGTATAGAATCCCACGCCAATAGACGCATGTCACCTAGACGCTGACACCACTCGTAGGCCATCTGTGCAATAAGTCCTATGTTCCTAGTGCTGAAGTCGCTATATGCGACTGATAAAAACTGTTGAACATCCTCTTGCGTCCAGACAACCTTACGAGATTGTGTGTTTCTTTTCTTTACCTTGTCGAATGGGTTGGTCGTTACATGCTCCATCCTTACACCATGATTAAAAATAATCCTAGCTACAGACATGAGGTGATTCGCAAATGACACACCCCTCTCACACCATCCATCATACATCTTCTTTGCAAACAATGGTGTAATATCTTTGAGGCGTGTGCCATTCATATCCTGCGAAACCACAGTGATGTGGTAATCATACTGCACTTTAGTATCAGGGCGTAAACTCCTGTATTCTAAAGTTTTCTTGTAGTCATTCGACAAGTCAGAAAAGTTTTTCATAGACTACTCCTGTAGAAATGATAGATGATTACCACCCACATGTAACACACTGCTAACTCAAGCAGCAAGTCTACATATCCCACTCTTTGATTTCAACATCCTTATCGACAAGGGCGTGGCGTATGCCCCACCATGCGTCATCTACTTGGCGCAGGTCATCATAGTCAAGGGTGCAGAACTCGCTGACCCGACTACGAATCGGAACCCATGCCTTGAGCAAAGTCAGTATAGCATCCTGCTGCGTAGGCGTCATGGCCTTCCAGCATTCGGTTGCTGCTTGACGCTTCAGTTCCCACTCATTCAATGTCTCACTCATATCTAGTCTCCTCTCAATCACAAGATGTCTGTCGGGTAATCACGGCCACCCAACACTGCCGTTCTTCGTCGTACTTGACTGGACGAACCAGCCTCGTCCCATACCCAAGAGGATGCCACCCCCTGAAGTATAAGTCAACCTTTTTTTGCAGACCAGCTTCTGTCTCGTCTGTCATCTCTACTCGTATGTCTTTCATCAGCAGTATATCCTTTCCATGATTCCGTTGAAGGCGTGGAACATCATCCAACCCAAAAAGGCCCAGCAACACGCAAGCAGGAGTATCTCAATGTCATCGTGCGTGAGGCAGTATTCCACAGCTTTGTCCCATAGCTTACTCATGCTCACCTCCATTGCCTCTGCCAAGCCCACCAAAGTATTGTGGCCTACGCTTGGCTGTTTCAAACACTCCTGCCGTGACAAAGATGCCAGCAATCAGCAGGGCATGGGCAAGCGCACTGATGCCAAAGGCAACGACGCTGCCCACCCACATGCTAAAGATTATGCACCACATCCATGCCAGCACTTGCATCACCATGTGCCGTGTGTTCATGTCCGGTATATGGGACAAGGGATTGTAACGCCAATCCATAATCATGTTCCAGGTATTACGCATCATCATCCTCATCTGTAAAAGTTACAATCAGTTGCCACTGAAACGGTATGTTACCATAGCCCATGTCAATCAGGTCGTCACAAACTGCGTCTTCAATAGCGTCGGCTGTCGCTTTGTCTATAGCTTCAGTCATGTCGAGTTCCATCGTCTGTCTCCTTTCTTGGTGGCTGATATAACCCCCACTTGATAAGCATTTCTGTTTCAGCTTCATGGTTGGGATTGTCCCACTCAATGTCTATGATGTGCTTGTCATCCCAGTCATGGTCGAATAACACCTCCTCGTCCATGTCAGTCCATCCTCGTGACAAAGTAGCCATCGTCAGTCGGCAGCGCAGTGATTGCATAGGGATAGAAGTATACAGTGCCATCCTTTGTCTGCATCTTGCCCACATACTCTAGGTCTTCGTCATCTTCGTGTGGACTCTGCCACCGACCATCCTCCGTGACTGTGCCTTCAAACTTGTACAACTGACCAAAGCCATAGCGTTCTGTCATGTATTGCACAAGGTCTTTACCACCCAGGATATTGTACTCGACAACCCAGTGAGGCAACAGGCCAAGTGATTCGACAAGGTGTTCCTTCGGTGCATCATAGTGCGTGGTGTTCAATACCAGATTCATGTCTACTCTCCTTTCGGGCAGGGTTCCATGCTGAAGTAAACGTACTTGTTGTCCACAGCAATGTGTGGGACATCAGGCCGCACCTCTTGCTTGCCTGTATATGTGAATGAACAATCTTGCTCTAGCTTCTCGTTCATGTCGTTGATAAATTCTGCGTTGTCATGTGCAAACATAGCAAACGCAACAGTCGCTAACAATCCTAACATATCGTATCTCCTTTCTACTTGTACGCTTTCTTAGAAAACAGGTCAGCCAATGACACAAGGTACATCTCCGACTTGTTGTAGTCACCACCTTTTACCTGACGAGGCTGCATCTTGTCAAGCACTTTCTTCATGGTGGCTGTCGGGAAGATGATTGTGCAATACATATCATTGTCCCTGTCTGCTAGGTTCTGCACCCAGTACGCAGCCTCTGTCGCATTGATGCCGGATGGTTTATCAAAGCACTGGTATTCGACAGCGATGTTGCCCCACTTCGTCCACATCTCATTGCGTTCAGTCTTTATCTCAAACTTATCGCGTGTCATGCCCATCATGTGCAGGAACGTATCCTCGCCCCATTCTCCGAAAGACATATCGAAATCAAACTTCTTCTGATTCTGTTTATCTGGCCGCATAGGTGTTCTCCTTTCTCTAAAACTTAGGTTCGTACAGTTTGCCCTCTGCCAGCATGATAGTCAAGCGTTTAATCTCTGCTTGCCTAGCTGGGCATACGTCTTTACTTTCCCACAACCTTTCGTCCAGGTATTTACGCAATGCCTTCAGTTGTGCTTGTACATTGACAAGGCGTGGGTCATCTTCTGGGTCCAGTATCATGTGTCCAATCCTTTCATAATGTGAGCGATAACATCTACAGTCCAGCCATTGCCCAGCATCTTGTATCGCTGCGTGTTGCTGACATGGGCCGTGTATCCTTCCGGCACAGTTTGCAGTCTCTCGCACTCCAATGGCGTTAGCTTGCGATAGTCTGCCATCGTGTCATCAGTGAACACTAGCTGGCGTCTGCGCTTCTGGAAATACTGCGTCTTGTTGCCACCCTTCCAGTAGTTAGCGTCGATGCAGTACGACTTGTCCCTATCGACATAGCCAGATTCAATGACATCCTGTAACAGAATACCCTTGTCGATAGGCTCATAGTACCTACCAGTAAATGGTATGTTAGTCCAGTAGTATCGTTGCCGGTTCTGTGCCGACACCTTGTCGCTGTTTATCAGTATGGGTTCGACATCCAGCGCGTCACTAATGATGTCCATTGATGACTGCTTCATCCTGACATTCTCTAGCATGAAATACTTGGGCTTGAGTTTGCCCAGGATTTTTACATACTGCCAGAATAGCTTGGAACGTGGGTCATCAAAGTGACCATGCCGTCCGGCACTACTGAATCCTTGACATGGACTGCCACCAATCAACAGGTCAATGCCACCCTTGTCTGCCATAGCATTGACCCAATTCATAAAGGCACGGCTGGTGCAGTCGCCTAGCTGTACAGTGTCGGGATAGTTAGCCGTCGCCACCTTGATGGCATACGGGTCTATCTCGCTGGCATAGTATTTGTCCACACTGATACCGGCACGGTCTAGGGCAATACGTCCACAGGACATGCCGTCAAACATCGACAGTACATTCATAGCCCGAACTCCTCTATGGCTTGTTGACGTAGGATATTTAATTCATCCTGATATTCGTGATACCTCGACCAGTCATCATCTGTCAACTGTTCAACCTGTGTGTCTGTCAGCAGATGGTGTATCGAATACAGGTCAATGATATCACCATCTGCGTTACGGGGAAGCTGTACAAAATTACTGCGTTGCATTGAATGCCCTTTCTTGCATCTGTTGTTTAGCTTTACGGCTTGCCTTCCGGTTACGTCGCCAGTCTTGCATGGCCTTAATCTTTTTCTTTACCGGAATCTTCTGGAACGTAGTTTCGTTTTTGCTTGTTACGGTCATAGCTGCCTTTACCTTTCTTTGGTGGTACGACACTTGCCCTGCGACGGGACAAGGCAAGTGCCTTTGCTACGGGATTGACTGGACGTATCTTAACCACGTTCTACGAACTGTCCATTGCTGGCGTTACGCGATACCATTAGGTAGCCCTTGTTAGAAGAGAATGTACCCTTCTGCTTGTAGCGTGATGTAGTGCGCCGGAATTGCAGGTTCTCTACACCGATAGGGTTACGGATAATGGCCTTTACGTTTACAGTCTTTTTGAACATAGTGTTGTTCCTTTCTGCCCTTGGCAGTTAGTGGTTGATGACTAGGTTCTATACTAGTCTGATTATGGGGTCAACCCCCTATTTGCATCTACTTGGCAACGCCCCGCTGGCATCGGTTATCTAGCGTCCTGCCCCCTTGTGATGCCTAGCTAGTAGGCTTTCCTGTTAGGCCATCGGCTTTGTTGTGCCTTTCGATGTTGTCAGTATCCCCCTAGA